TTCGTCAGGAACGCTAACAAATTGCGGTGGATTAGTTGAGACTGGACTTTCATTGAGTGATAACACGACAAATGATGTTAGCACAACCAAACACGGATTTGCTCCGAAAGCACCGAATGACACTACTAAGTTTTTAAGAGGTGATGGGACTTGGGCAGTACCTAATAATAATGAAGGATGGAGTATAATTGTTAAGAGTGCAAATCAAGATGTAACTAATAATGCAACATTACAAGATGATACTGATTTACAATTTTCAGTAGTGGCGGGTGGTCATTATATGGTGAGTATGAATTTAACTACTTCGGCAAACAACTCAACAGGAGATTATAAATGGGGATTTGCAGTAAGTTCGGGAACAATAAAAGGATATGGAACAATTCAATCTATTAATACAAATTCAGCGGTGCAAAATGTTATAGTAACTGCAAACTCAACAAGTGCAACAACTGCTATTGCAATAGGTGCTGAATCTGATTTAGATTTCCTTGTGCATAGTAAAATTGCATATTCATTTACTGCTTCTGCTAATGCTACTTTAAAATTTCAATTTGCAAATAATGCAGCGGGTGCGGGTAGAACATCGAGAACGTGGAAAGGTTCAATACTAAAATATAAAAGATTAGATTAATATGGGATTAGAAATTAGCACAACAGATGCGAAAAAAATTCACATCAAAGGAACGGATATTGAATTGCCATCGGTGTACGGTAGGGCATCACTAATATGTTTACAAGACGGTTTAACTATATCAGTTACCGTTAACACTTATTTGAATTACGACTCTTACAAAAATGCAAATGAGTTAATGACAGATATAAATTATTTATCATTTGATTTTGTGATATTAGAAACCGAAACACAGTCTATTGACGTGGCGTTGGAATATGCAAAAAATAGATTCATCGAATTGGGTTATAACTGTGAAATAAATTAAAGAATGGCAAAGACAATAGTAATAGATACAGAGGTCAAAGGCGTTGACCAAGCACTTCAGGATATTGATAAAATTGATAATGCCGTAGATGGCGTTAATCAAAAAAATATTTCGCCTAAGTTTGATACTGCTAAGACTGAAAAAAGTTTAGAAAACTTACAGAAAAAAGGTGAACAGATTGAGAAGGTAGGGCAAGGTATAGCGGGAGGATTTGCGTTAGCCACAGGCGTTGTAGGTTCGTTTGGTTCTGAGTTAGGATATAGTGCAGAGGAGATAGAACAGGCACAGGCTAAAGCATCCTCATTTATCGGAATACTTGTATCACTTAAACCAGTTATCGAAGGTGTAGGATCAGGCTTTAAGTTATTAGGTTCAATTTTAAAAACTAATCCTTTAATATTACTAGCTACCATTATCGGCGGTATCATTGTATCATTCTTAGATATGGGTTCTATCATTGATGGGATTAAAAAAGGGTTTCAAGTTTTCGGTAATGCAGTCTCTGCTGTATTTGATGGAATTGTTGCAGGAATTGATTACGCAATACAATTACAATTAGAATTATTTGATTTACTTACTCTAGGATTATTTGACGCTAGTGGAGCATATAAAAATTATAAAAAGTCTGTTGACGATGCAAATGAAGCAGAAAGGAAAAGACAGGAAAATTTAGAAAAGGAAAAGGAATTACTTCGTCAAAATATAGCGGAATTACAAAAGAAGAGTAAGTCGTTAGGTGAAGAAATAAAATTAATAGAGAAACAAAAACAAGCGGTAACAGATAGGTATGATAAAGAAATAAGATTAGCACAAGCGGCTGGTAAAGATACGTATGCTATTGAGCAACAAAAATTAACAGACTTAATCGAGTTTACTAGAAAAGAGATAGCGTTAAAAATAAAAAAATATGAGATTGACAAACAACTTCAGGAGGAGCAAAGAAAGTTGTTTTTAAAAACGATGGGTGAAGATAATGTGTTTGCTCAAGAGGCTGCGAGGAGGTCAAAAAATGCTGACATAAAAACTAATAATGAAAGGGTTCAAGAGATAAAAAAACTTTCGGCTGACTTAACAGAGTTTGAAACGAAGACTGAGGAAAATAAATTAAAAAAACAAAAAGAGAATTACGATAAATGGAAAGAGCAAGAAGAGGAGAAAACAGCTAAAGCAAAAGAAGAGGCTGAAAAAAGAAAAGCGTTTGAAGACCAAGTTAACAGTGAATTAAAAGTAATTGAAAGTAAAAAGTCAGATGACTATTTAGTAGGGCAACAAAATATAGCTGATGCCACTAAAAATGTATGGGCTTCTATGTATAGTGAAATAGCTAGAACAGGGAATGAAACTGCTACAAAAGATTTAGCTTATCAAAAGGAAGTTAATGATGCTAAAGTTCAGTCTATATCTGATACACTATCTACTCTCTCATCACTAACTGAATTATTCGGTAAAAAAAATGAAGCTAACGCTAAAAAGGCTTTTCAAATAAACAAAGCTATAAGTATAGCGGATGCGATTATTAAAACATATCAAGGAGCAAATGCAATTTTTGCTACTGCTGCTGCTAATCCTCAATCTGTTTTATTTCCTGCTCAACCTTTTATCGCGGCGGGTTTAGCTATTGCAGGTGGTTTGGCAAACGTGGCTAAAATTGCGTCTACTCAATTTGGTGGCGGTGCTTCTGCTTCGGGAGGTGGTGGTGGTGGAGATAGTGGGTTCGGTAGTGGACCATCACTACCAACTGTCGACACTTCGTCTACTCCATTTCAATTCCCAACGGCGGGTGGTAACAATCCACAAGCTAATCAACAGACTTTTGTTTCAGTTACCGAAATAAATAGCGTTAACAATAGGGTGCAGGTTGCTGAGGCTAACGCAACCTTTGGCTAAATCGATTTAGTTTTCAAAATAAACGATTTAAATTAAAAATACATATAAAGGTATGGAAAAGGACACTTTGCCAACCTATGAGCTTATTTTGAATAAGTCGGAACATGGCACTCAATTTATTTCTTTAGTTGACGAACCTGCAATTCAAGTAAATTGGTTTGCATTTAACAAGCATTTTACTTTAGCCGAAATAACTGAGCAAAAGAAAATAGCGGGTGCGTTCTTAATTCCTGAACAAAAGATTTACCGAAAGGATGAGAATGGCGAATACTACATTAAGTTTTCAAAAGAAACTATTCAGGAAATAGCTGACAAGTTTAATGCAGAGCAAAGAGGTAGGTCTATTAATCTAATGCATCAAGACGGTAGCACTTTATCGGTGGCCTTTGTTTCTGAAAATTGGGTAACTGCTTCGGAAAATGATAAGAGCAAAAACTTTGGATTCGATTTGCCTGAGGGTACTTGGTTTGGAGTTGTTAAAATAGAGGATGAGGATTTTTGGCAATCGGAAATAAAAACACAAAAGTTAAGAGGCTTCTCTATTGAGGGTTTCTTTGATATGAAAAAATTAAAAATGAGAAATAATATGGAGTACGGAAAATTTAAACTTGAAAAAGAAGCCACTTTAGAAGATGGCACAGTAATTTATACAACGGCATCTGACTTTGAAGTAGGCGCACCTGTATTTGTGGTAGACGAAAACGGTCAGCAATTCGCCGCTAAAGATGGCGATTATATACTAACTGGATTTGGATTAATTACCGTTAAAGATGGGTTAATCACAGAGGCGGTTAAAGAAGAGCCAAAGGTAGTTGAGCCAACTCCTGAAGTAGAAGTAGAAGTAGAATCTACTAAGATAGTAGAGCCAAACGCTCCTGTTAAGGCAGAAGTTACTCCTATGGATTTAGAATCTATTAAGGCAATGTTACAACCAGTAATAGACGAAATGAACGCTAGAGTATCTGCATTGGAGCAAAGATTTAATGAGATTGAGGCGGGAACTGGACAAGCGATTAACGAACTTAAAGAGGAAAAAGAAACTTTAAGAACAGAACTTTCTGCAATGAAGGATAGCCTACCTACTAATTCAATAGCTAAACCTGAAACCAACAGAGTAAGATTATCTACTGAGCCACCGGTAAAGTTGACTAGTGATGAGTTATTACAAAAGGTTATTGCATTGAGCAAAATAAACGAAAAATACTAAAAAATTATGCCTACAATTACTGACAGTACATCCACTTGGGATGGGATACAAGCGCAAGAGTTTTACTCTGCAATTTTGTTACAGGGAAATTCTAAGTCTAAAGCTAGAAAACTTGTAAATGTAAAATCTAAAATGAACATTCCTTCAATGTCTGTGGCTAATTTGCTACAAGCTGGGGCGTGTGATTATAGTTCACAAGGAACAGTTACTATTACTGAGAAGTCTATTGAGACTTGTGATTTAATGGTAAACAAAACCATCTGTAAAAAAGATTTCTACAATATGTGGTTATCTGAGCAAATGGGAGCGGGTGATATGAAAGAAAAGATTCCTGCTAGTTTCCAAGAGTACGTTTTATTCAAGATGAAAGAATTTTTAAATTTAGAAATTGAAGAAGGTATCTGGCAATGGGATACTGCAGCTTCACCAGTTGACTTATGCGATGGTTGGTTAAAAGGATTCTTAGCTGATGCTACTGTAATCGATGTTGTAGGAACTACTTTAAGTGCTTCTAACATTATCACAGAATTACAAAAGGTTTATGATGCTATCCCTAGCACTATCATTGACGATGAGCGCACTAGAATTTTAATTTCTCCTGCTGCTGCACGTTTCTACCGCACTAAGATTGCGTCTACTTCTGTTGAGTCTTATATGCAGAAGAACGTACCAATGATGTTCTTAAACGTTCAAATGGAAGTTGTAAACGGATTACCTACAAACGATATCGTAGCTTGTCAATGGGAGAACCTTTGGTTTGCAACTGACCTTATCGAAGACTTTGAAACTATCAAATTAATTGATACTGGAGAAACTTTAGGAGATAAGAACGTGCGCTTCGTTGCAGGTTTCAAATTCGGAACTGGTCATGGTGTAGGTGCTGAGATTGTTTATTATACATAATAATTCAGGGGGAGTAACATCCCCCTT